GGAGTCAGTGAACCTTTATGCGGCATGTGCTATCACGAAGAATCAATTGGGTCTGTTAGCAAGCGTATCAGAGAAAATCATAAAAGTAATATCGAGCCTTTGCAGTTTTATGAAACGTTTGACAAAGATTATTTTCAAAGTTTAAAACCAAATATTAATAGCTATCACATAAGTTTAGGTAATGAATGTAATCTTGCTTGTAGGATCTGTGGGCCTACTGCTAGTAGTAAAATTGCTGTAGCAGAAATCAAAGCAGGCACTTATAGTGGGCCTGCTAGGATGAACTGGACCGAAGACGAATCTGCATGGAATCACGTAGTTTCAACTATTTGCAATACACCAGATTTAAAATTTGTTCATTTAATAGGCGGCGAAACTTTATTAAATCCAAAATTTGAAAATCTAATAGATCATTTACTTAAAGTAAACAAGACTGATATCTATCTAGGGTTCACTACCAACGGCACGATTTTTAATCAAAATTTGATGGAAAAGCTTAATGCGTTCAGGCATGTGGACGTAGGTATTAGTGTAGAATGTACAGGTCCGCTGAATGATCTGATTAGACAAGGTTCCAACACACAACTAGTATTAGATAATATCGATTTATATTTAAAACATCGAAAACAAGGGCATGTTTACATTACTGTACGTCCTGTACCTAGTGCATTAAGCGTACACACACTGGATGACTTATACAAGTGGTGTGTGAGTAGAAAACTAGATGTAATGACTAATATTTTAACTAGACCTGATTTTTTACAAATTGCTCAGTTACCGCTTGATGTAAAAGAACATTTAATTAGACAGTACAAAAAGTGGGATCACAGCGAGTCTGCTCCGGCGAACAGTAATCCCAGAGACCCAACTTGGTTTAAACAACACATAGACAACGAAATAAAATCAATCATCAAGGCACTATCACAACCAAACGATCCTATATTAACTCAAAAACTTTATCAAAAACTTTCATCATGGGGCTGGTTAGATCAACCAAATATAGCAAAATATTTTAAAACAGACTTTAAGGCATAATTAGTATGTACAATGACATGGCTTTATCAACAAACTCTAATAGAATCTTTACCCGAAGAATGTGTTGGGTTCGTTTACATTATCACAAATAACATCACAGGCAAAAAATATATAGGCAAAAAACTGGCCGAATTCGTAAAAACTACTCAAAAAACAGTAAAATTAAAAAATGGCACTAAAAAGGAAAAGAAAATTCGCTCAAAAGTCGACAGTGACTGGAGAGATTATTATGGCTCAAGTCCTGAATTAAAAAAAGACATAGAACAATTAGGCGCTGACAATTTTACTAGAGAAATACTTTACTATTGTAATTCAAAAGCAGAATGTAGTTATGTCGAGGCCCGAGAACAATTTACCAGGCGTGTATTAGAATCAGATGATTATTATAACGGCATAATTAATTGCCGTATCCATGGCTCCCATATAAAAAACAAACTAAGCATTTAAGACTCGCACAGGTCAATTTCATGTGCCCTGGACCTGGATCTCGGATCGCAGGGATGGAAGACTCACCGTGCTAGTGAGCACTCAACCACTGCCCGAAAGGATGAAGATTGCCAATGCCGCAATTTGGTTGTTTGAATAGGAATAAAGGCTGAAAAGACGTCACAGTGATGTGACAAGGTTTATATGTATGTTAGCGTATAGATATAAACCTGCCGTTGGGATAAGACACAACTCGAGGTACAGGCCAACCGCCTCTGTAATGTTGTAACGCTAAGTGACTGTGCTACTCGGATGAAGCTCATTCATTTCTTTGCCCTGTGCGGGCAAAGTGTGACCGATTAATCTGGATGAAACTTATATCGCTTCGCTCTAAAAAAACAATATATCACTGAGCGACAGCGAAAGTGATAGATGTGCGTAGCACATCTTAAAAGAATGGCAATCCTGTTTCTTTAGTTGTATTAATATTATCTTCGACAATACTATTAATAATTTCTCTTTCTTGAAAACTTATTTCCATAGCTTCGCTGTAAGTTATTCCACCCCTCATGTGCCAACAAATTTTTAATATATTCTTTTTAAGGGCTTTTGAATCCTTGTCGAAATCATTGATCATTTCAACAATTGATTCATTGTCTAAACTCAAAAGCCTTATACGAAAAAACTTGATTGCTCAAAAACTAATGGAGTTTCATAGGGTTTATTGCAGTCTTCATGCTCACATGTTATAGGAAGTTTTTTAAGTGGACTTTGTTCCCCAAAGCTTTCTAATTTTACTTTAACCGAGTCCCACACTGTTTTATTGCAATTTTGAAAAAATTCATGAATCTGTTCTGGATCTTCTACTACAACGCCTTCTTCTGTTTTAATTCCAGCCACACTTTTACTGATTTGTTCTACTGTAAGAGTTAACAATCTTTGAAAAACAACATTGAATTTTGCTAATTTTTCTTCTTCACTCAACGAGTCATCTCCTGCTACAGATAATAATCGTTGATGTTCATAGTTTTCTAAACTGGCTTTGTTAAATTGCTGGTACGTATGAGGTTTGATGTAAATTTCAAGTCCTTCTACTTTTATAATAGAATCAAAATCAGGACAGGTTATCTGCGAAGATAACACGCTTAGATCCGCAGTGTTTTCATTTTTCCTTTTACAGTGGGGGCAAACACTGACAAACTCCATGCCTGGACCGTATGTTGCATGGCGTATGGCTATTAGTACTGCATCTAAGTCGATGGCAGGCATTTTCCATGCATCTTTGATAGCAGGCACACAACTTTGTATAACGTCCACAGTGCTTTGTCCATTCAACAGTGCATCGGGAGTTTTTAATATTAATTCATCTTTGGCAGTCATTGGGTAAACTGGTAATTCTCCAGTAACTGGCAGATCGAGACTTCCAGCTGGATACCAGCGTCCATTGCTGGGCAATTTTAGATATAATTGAGGCTGTCTAAAATGTTTAGCCAGCGGATTTGAGTTATTAACCATATTTTAATCCAATAAATATATTAATACTTATCTTGGTAAATTTACAAAAAATAGATTATGGATGAAAGAACACAACAACTGCTGGAAAGACTTGGGTTAACAACCAGAGATACCACCGGCGCAATGCAGCAGTTACTCTCGGCATTGAGTAGAACTACAGGGGCCAGCAACAATCAAACTAATGCAGCAACAGTGGCCGCACAATCCTTACAACAATTGCAGGGTAGTTCTAATAGACTTGCAACAGGTTTAAGCAGTGTTTTAAGTGTAGGCACTGGCTTTGTATCCGGTTTAACAAGTTTAACAGCCAGTATTTACGGTGCAGACAAAGCTTTTACCAGTGTTATACCTACTTTAAGTTTCATTACTAATACTTTTACTAAAAGCGTTACAGCAGCTGGCACATTCTTGAGTGGTTTCTCTGTTAAAGGTCTTAGCTTTGGTAGAGCCAGTGAAGCAGCAGCCGCAGGTGTAGCAGCCACATTTGAAGTTTTGTCGGACGTTATTAAATTTCAAATTGAAAATGCTCAAAAAGTATCTGATCAATTCCAAGAACTGACCAAAGTTGGTGCAACTTTTGGTGGCAGCATAGGAACAATGGGCGCAGTTGCAAAAGAGTTACGTATACCTTTGTTACAGTTTGGTAGAGTCATTACTAGTAACGTTGAATCGTTGAGTAAATTAGGAATCGGGATAACTGATGCAGGCTATAGAGTAGTTTCTTTTGGCATGGATCTTTACGATAATGAGGACTCTTTACTGGCCTTATACGGTAGCATAGAAAATATCAGTGAAGGGGTAGCAGATTTCATGGCTTTGCAAGCTGGTATAGGTAAATCTCAAACCACTGACTATAATGCACAGCGGAACGCAATTAAAGAGTATTTGATTAGACAAAAAGAATTAACAGCATTAACAGGGCAAAGTGCAGATGCTCAGAAAAAAGCAGAAGAAAAACGTCAAACAGATTTAGCTTATCAATTCCAACTTAGATCCGAGACCGGCAAAGATACGGCATCAAACCTCAAAGAGGCGTTTGCAATAGCAGGAACTAAATTTACCGAAGAAGCAGCGCAATATATGCAGGCGTATTATACTGACAGAATAACTTCTGACAGTCAGAGATTTGCTGCTGGTAATGATGCAGTTGCTAGGGCTATGCAATTTATGATAGACAATCGTAATTTAGAAAAAGATGAATTTAAACGAGCAATCGGACAGTATTTACAACAAAATGCAGAGTCTTTTATGGCAGCTGCGGGAGAAGCCAGGCCTCTGGCCCAGTTGGGCGTGGCCAACCTGCCTGAACTTGCGCGATCTCAAGTTGAGACAGGATCTGCACTGATTAGAAATATGGATTTTTTCCAAACAGCAATTTCTACCATGGAAAGAATAATAGCTCAAGGAACAAATTTACGAGATTCAGTAACTGATCCTGCTACTAAAGCATTTGTTGATGCTGAAAGAGACCGAGCTAGAATTCAAAGAGAAATTGATACAACCGTACTAACTAATATGCAAAATATTGGAGGT